GATCGCTGTTGGGAAGTTGAACTCAACTTCGAACAGATTGGGGCGAGCGCCCCCTTGGACTAGACGACTCTTGAAATCGTCGATAGTGCGATCACCGATGGGTGGAATGTTACGGTTTAATGGCATTAGTAGTTACCTCCTGATCAAACTGTGCCGACGACTTCTGAGAAAGATACGCCTGTGCGTGTAGCAACAAACGTTAGACCGATGAAGTTAATCGATCTTGCTGGTTTTACAAAGATGTCCGCTACAAACTCATTGCGGTCAATAACATCTGGGGTGTTGTTGGTATCGTCACAAACAAGTAGGAAGTCCGAGATACCACGCTTTGCCTGAACGTCGCGTAGGAAAGGTTCTACGATGTTCACGAAGTTGGTTCTTGTACCAGCATCGTTGAATTCGAAGAGTTGAGCGTTAGCAGCGTTCTCGATTGCCTTCTCAATGGTGATGAATAGGCGGCGAACGTTGATACGATCAAAGGCGCTTTCGTAAGCAAGACCAGTCTTATCACCGAAGAGGACTGTGCCCGAACCAGGTGATGTGATTACTGGGTTGATTCTGCTGCTGTAGAGTCTGTCTCTTGCGTCCTGACCAGGATTGAAGGCAAGTTTTACAGCGTTTGCTAGAGCACCACGGGTGGTACCAGCAGGAGAGAACCATGGGAACTGATTGATATCAGTTCTTACCATTAGACCAGCGATATCGTTGGAAAGTGGTACGTAGTTGAAACGCTTGTTAAAGCGATCATAAGTGTACTGGTAACCACTATCGAAGATAGCGTAGGAGGAAGAACTTAGTGGAGCAAAGAACTCAAGTACGTTCTTAAGTTGAGTTGCTGCGTTAGTTACGCCTACGGTAGCACTTCTGTTTGGAGAGATCGTTGTAACACAATCCTTACGTGCTTCACAGATGCTGATTAGTTTCTGTGCCTTCGCTTGCTCTTCTTCCTTACTCTTAAAGGCAGAACCTTGTAGTAGGAAGCGGATGTCAGCGTTGACAGGATCAGCGAGTTTTTCGTAACTGGTTAGAACGTCACCGAGGTGAGCATCGTACTGACCGATTGTTCCTCTGTAGTCCTTACCACCAGATAGTCTGTAAGAAGCAGCACCAAGAGAGTTAAAGTTAACGTTTCTTGCTTCCTGTCCCCAGGCACCAGCGGCAGCAGCGACAGGAGTAACTCCAGTGCTGAATCCGTTTGCTAGAGGTTGTGTGTTGCGGAAAGTATCAGCAGCATTTACTAGCGAGATGCCAGCGAATACGTACTCAGAGTTCTCAGCAAGATAATCTCTGTAGTAAACTGCCTTGTTAGGACTTACTTCAGCATCCGATGCCTTGGATAGGTTACCGTGCTTCTCAAGAATGCTGTTAGGAGTACCCGATACATCACCGTCGGTGTCGATAACGACAACGTTTAGACCATCGTTAGAACCACCTCTTTCTGCTACGTAACCATTTGTGCCTGGTTTTGGTAGTAGAGATCTCCAAGCGATAGTGACGTTATCTTCGCCACCGTCAGCAACAGAGGTTAGAGCATTCTGCTGACTGTACCAGTCAGAAGGAACGTGAGATGTTGTGGTGAAACCTAGTGGGTTACCGACAGAAGAAATGCCGATGGCAGAACCTGTCTTAAACTCTAGTTGAGAACCTTCTTGGTAGTTTCTTGCGGTCTCTAGACCAGCAACTACAACCGAGGTAACCTTAACGTCGATGAAACCAGCACCAACCTTGGTGATGATGCCCTTGAGATGATCGTTTACACCAGGAGTTCCGGTTGTACCGATACCGATGTTTGTACCACCTAGTTTCTGGGTTACCGCCATACCGACGATAACGCCCTTAGTACCGATAGCACCGCCACCGATAGCAGGGAAAGCACCTGCGGTGTTAACACCTGTAATTCTTTGGTCGGCAGCGTTGTCAACAACGCAAACCTTTAGACCGTCGCCCCAGAAACCGGGGTTCTTAGCGATCCAGTAGGCGCTTGTGATGCCTGAAAAATTGTTGTTGTAGTGATCTAGGTTCTCAATGGTTAGACCAGCAACAGAAGAAACACCAACAGCAGCGTTGGCGTTGACGAGCTCGGCACCGCCTGCTCTGACAACTTCTAGTTGACCACCATAACCTAGGTAGTTCGAAGCAGCATACCACGTTTCGTAGTGATAATCAGTGGTTCCTGCCCCAGGACCACCAAATACTTCGACTAGTTGCTTTTCACTAGTGATTCTGGTTACTTCATTAACAGGTCCCTGTTTAAAAGGACCAGCAATACCAGCGGCGACGTTGATAGAAGCGTTTACCCCGCCACGGGTTAGATCAACCTCTCTTACACTAATACCTGGGGACGATAAACGTAGTGCCATCCTAACTCCCGCATTACCCGTTTAGACTAAAACTATTTAGAAAAAGGGATGTTTTAATGGGGTGAATAGTGCGTGAACCCTACCAGTCAGGATACTCCCACTCAGACCGTAGTTTCTTCTTTCTCTTGCTTGTTACTCTTTTCTTTGTACAACCTTTACACTCATAAGAATATGCTGATGGTGTAGTTCTGTCGTTTTTTGTCCTATAAAAATCATTCAGTAGATCTTTCTTCTGACCACATGTTCTACACACCCTTTCGGTGAAGAGTAAGTGGTCTAGTAAGAATTGATCCTCAAACTCCATTAGTTATAGTTCTCCCAGAAATCTCTGGTAAGATAATTTTCTTTGTTGGTAGGTCGATACTTGATCATTTCTCTCTCCCACCGCACAGATTTAATTATAGACATTGGGACATTGATAGAGTCTGCTAGTTTTTTTGCCTCCTCAACATCGTTCTCATTGTAATTGAATAAGATATACTTCCACACGACATTACATCCCATCGAGGATGCTGTCTTCATAACATTAAACAATTTTTCACCATCCTGCCCTATCCTATACTTATGACTATCTTTAGGTAGTCCATCAATAGCAAATAACCATGTGATCTCTGGGTTATTTCTCGTCAACAAAAAATGACGCTTGAACCAACCAAGAGATCTGTGTGAAGATGCCAGAGATATGTCAACCTTTTTTGACTTATCCACACACATTTTCAACAATCTGTAAAAATTTGGATGTGTTGTTGGGTCAGATATGTTACCACAAAAGGATATTTGATCAAAGTAATCAGTGATCTTATCAAAACTTTCTATGGAGATATCTGTCCCAGGAATGGGTTTATTGTTATACTTATAGTACGTCTGTCTTATACAAGCAGGGCACTGTAACGTACACCTAACCGTAGCATCAATATTAATACTTTTCACGGATCTTATTTACAAAGTCTTTAGCACAAAAATCCTTACACAGTTGTGGAGGATCAATGAACAAATTTTTATAAAATTCTTTCCACTCTTTAGACTCAACAATTTGCTCCACACTATCAACTTCAGATAGTTTGTTTGTCATAAGAGACTGTATTTTTGGGTCGTTGGATTCTGGTTTTGCTACAAACTCCCCACACCAACAGCATGGCAGAAGATAGTCCTCCGCCGAATAAAAATACTCCATCTCCCCATTCAAACACTTGGGGTCAATCATTGAAACTCCCACATGTATGACATATCGCCATACTCATCAACCTTCCACACATCACCATTAGAGTCAACCTCACCTTCGAAGTCAGTTAGACCATCGCTAACAAACCCGAATGGTGACATGTCCTGCTCAATCTGATTCTTCTGTTCTTCGTAAATTCTCTTACGGACATCATTGTCCGTCATTTCCTTAAAGTATTCCTGTGCTACCAACCACGCAAAGATAACCAGGCACATCGCCAAGTCATCATTACATCCTTCTTCTGCCTCAAACGATTGACGTTTTTGGATGAATGTGGTAAGTTCACTAATCATATCGTAGTCACAGATGACAAGTTTGTCATCCTCAATCAAAGTCTTGAGGTTACTACAACCAACCTTCTTAACTGTGACACTCATCTTGACACCCAGTTGTGTCTTCTTACCAGAGAATCCTGTGCCGACAATCTGACCAGCACGACCTCGCATCGCACACATCAGCACATTCTCATACTCCAGATCGAACTGGATGATTGACGCAACCTGGTCCCCAATATCATTGACCTCTGCTAGGATGTACGCATTGTTGTACGCCGTAGCAGTTTCTACAATGATGCTTGGGAACATCATTGGTTTGATTTCGTTGTTTCGATATTTGCCAACCACTTTGTATGGAAACGAAGTGATATCAAAAACGATGAAAGCAGAGTAGTCTTTCGAAACACCACGAGCAACGTCCACTGTAATTATATAATCATGATCCTCAATGGGCATCTCGTAGAGATTGAGACTACCATTGGTTCGCACTGGATCCTCATAAACCATTGTCTTCAGTTTAGAGGGTGCGATAAGTGTATCAACAGATCCTAGGAATTCGCACTCGAACTCAACCTTGAACTGCTGCTCACTTGTGTTAGCAATAGTTTGTGCTTTCCACTTGGCGTCCCTACCTGGGACTTCTGACCAGTGAACTTCTGTCGCAACATAGTCATTCTTTCCACGCTCAGCATCGTGCCAGTAACGGTAGAAGTGATTCATACCGTGTGGCGTGGACACCATGATTACTTTGGTGCTCTGTCCAGACGAGATAGTAGGATAAACAGAGGCAAAGAATTCATCAGCAATGTGATTCGGGATGAACGCGAACTCGTCAAGAAAGATGATATTGTAGGAGCCGCCACGAACAGCAGATGCAGACGTAGATGCGGCGATAATTTTAGACCCATTCTCCAACTCCATGGAACCCTTGTTCCAAGCAATAATACCCTGCTGCATCCACTTTGGCAAGTTTTCGTAAGCAAGTTGTAGCCTTCCTAGAAGGTCACGAGCAGTGGATGCTTTGTTTGCTAGAATGGCAATGTTAACGTTGTCGTTAAAGATAGCGTAGTGTAGAAGATACGATACACACGTTGTAGACTTACCAGTCTGTCGTGGCATCTTACAGATATTAAATCTGTTCTCATGGAAGTTGGAGATCAACTTCTCTTGGAACGGATACATGTCAAAGGGTACAAGACCGTGGTCAAGTGACACGATCTTGATATGCTGCCTAGCAAAATACACCGGATTGTTCTTACACTTGAGGAACTCAACAATCTGTTCCTCAGTAAAGTTAATCGGTGTATTCGCTTTCTTTAGATTGGGATTACCAAGATAAATGTCACCCGACATAATAAATCAAACTCTCTTCAGTAGTGTTTCTAGTGTATTTGGGTCTTTTGGACTTGTGATATCTTTATACTGTTGATTAATTTTCTTATCAGCACGTCTGATACGAGCACCCATCACCCGATCAATACCAACCTGCCCTTCCATAAATTGCTGGAATGTTTTCATATCAGCAGTTCCAAGCACGTAGAGACTTATTGATTCTGCTATCGGGATCGTTAGCAGTCTTCTTACTAGTTAGTTTCTTTTTCATACCCTTCATTCGAGCGCAGAAGGATGCCCTCCTGGGGTTTCCAACCTTTTTGCTTGGTGCTTTAAGGTCGCTGCCTGGATTTTCCTTTTCATAAGACTTTCGTCCTTTTTCGTTAAGTCCTCCCTCTGAATTTTTTCCTGCTTTTTTTGTCCAGGCTGCTCCTTCATTGGTTGTCTCTTCTTTGTAGGTAGCGGGTTTGCCCATCCTCTTGTCAGATTGATTTCTCAACTCCTCTGCTTTTCTTTTTACAGTAGGCAGCAATGCCGCACCACCAGCAGCAAGTCCTAGAGCAGCACCAATACCAATGGCGGTGCCGACAGCTTCTTCTACCTCTTCTTCATCTGTGACGCAAATACTAACGATCTCCCTAAAATCACTAAAAGTGAGTAGTTCTGAGTCTTGGTCATAACTCTCCTTAGGATCGAACATGGCAGTGAAACCTGTTACTTTAGATTTCACACTTTGGTATCCTTTTTTGACACCATCCTCAACACCACCTTTCTTCTTCTCCTTTTGCTTACCAGGTTCCTTTGCTTTGGTGGGTTCCTGTGGTTTGGAAGGTTCGGATGTGCTAGTCGGTGTTTTTGGTTCTGCGGGTTTTTGTGCTTTCTTTGGATCTGCTGATTGACCCTTTGCCTTTGATGGGATGCTAGGTGCTGTTCTGGACTGCATTCCAGAAGACTTCACCATGGAAGAACTTTGTGGTTTAGCAGACTTGCCTACAACCTTAGATCCGGCAGCAACTGGACCTTTCTTGACTTTGCCGCCCACCATTGCCTTAGCAGCATCAGCAGTGACTGCTTTTCCTACGCTCTGAACGCCTTTCTTGATTGCTGCTTTCGCTGCCATTTTGCCAACAGCGGCAGCACCAGCAACTACTGGAGCAATCTCTTGAATATCTTCTGCTACTTTTAGAGGACGCTGTTGTGCTGCTACTTTGAGTAGTTTAATCTTTGTCTGTGGATTCCTTACAGTTCCAGCAGCTTTAACGATACGATCGAACTTGTCAAGGCTCTGTTCTTTTGCCATCTTTGTGGCAGTAGCGTACATTACGGACTTTGCGTCATCTCCGTAACGTGCCTTAAAATCGCCAAAAGACTTTTTCATACCCTTAACGTACTTTTCTTTTTTCTTATCCTCACCCTTAGTGAGACTTCTTTCGTCTAACATCGGGGAGACTATTCACTATCATTATTTAGAAGACCTTGCTTCAACATCTTCTGTAGGTCAGCAGTACTACCAATAAACATAGTATTATTGACTGTCTTGGGACTTTGACCACCCTGTGGTTTTTCTAGGTCCTTCATCTTCTTCTGAAGATCAATCAACTTATCAGTAACGTCACCAACAGACTTAATCAACTGTCCAGCAACCTCAAAGGCACGAGGATGTTGACTGTCTTGTGCTAGTTCTAGGATGCCATCAACTGCTTCCTGTCCCTTATCGATTAGGTTGTAGAGTTGTGCTCTACTATATTCATAATCCTTTTCGGGATCTTCGTCTGGTTTGACGATCTCCTTCACTTCCTTGGACTTCTCGACGATCTCTGCTTTTACGTCAAGTGCTTTATCGATAGCGTCAAATTGCTTATCCATCAGATGTCAGTTCCTTGAGAAGGACTATAAGATTTTAGATCGCCAAAGAACTCAATATCACTATCAAAACCAAAGTCGTCTCCGACCTCAATCAGAGCGTTATCATTGGCATTGATTAGGTTCAGGGTATCGCCAGCATTATGTGTGACGATCTCTGTGCCATACTGTCCACGAGAT